TATGTTGGTCAGTTTACAAATTCAGAAGCAACCGCTGGGCAGAGTTTTGGGGTGAATATAATAGCAGGTTCAAGTGCTACTGATCATGGATTAAGGGTTAGGAATAGAGCTAATGACACCACTCATTTTGAAGTTAGAGGGGATGGTTCAGTTCGAGATTCAAAGGGTGATTTAAGAGATATCCCTGCTAATGCTCAAAATGGGGCATATACGCTTGTTGTTAGTGATACTGGTAAAGTTGTTGCTAACCAGTCAGGAGGTTGGACGATTCCAGCAAGTGTTTTTACAACTGTAGGTCAAACGGTGACTCTCTTAAATAACAGTGCTAGTTCTCAAAACATTACAGCCTCGGCACTTACCTATTTATATAACACAGCCAATGGAGATAATATTAAAGCAAATACAATAGCTCTTGGAGCTAGAGCAATGGCTACTATTTGGTTTAATGGTGGTGATACTGGATATATTCAGTCAAGTAAAATAACAGTTTCTTAGAGGAAATTACTAATGCCTATTCAACAAATACTTTTAGGTACGGGTTCATCTGAGGAGAGTATAACTCCTCCAGGAGTTACCTCTGTTGTGTATTTTAATCAGGATGCTCTTGCTAATGTTGGCGACCCTCCTCAGACAAGAAATGTCTCTTCAGGAGCTAGTGGATCGGGTTCATATAATTGGGGTACTATCACAAACACAACAGGGACTGGAGGACTAAGACCAGACTCAAAGAGATATTATATTATTATTGCAAATTGGAGGCAATCATCTGGACCCATTTGGTCAAATTTATTTGGAAATACTTACAGTGTTGGTTTAAAAAGAGGAAATGGTAGTTATAACATTTTTTCCTATTTACAAAACTACGCTGCTTCTACATATAACGCGACAAGTGTATGGCGTAAGTTTTTGGATGACGATGACATATCTAGCAGTGGTGATTTTTCTTGTAAAATGAATGATGTTCAGAATAATGCTCCCTCCTATGGTGAATTCAGTTATACTGGAATAGTTTTAGATAATGTTTCTAATGTAAAGTATTCAGTTTCTGGTAAGACTCCTGACGCAAGCGGTACTATGAATGAAACTCAAGATTTAAGTGTAACTGCTAATAACTCTACAACGGCAACAAAAGTTTTGAGAATTGTTGCTAGTAACGCCTCTAATATAAGCCACAATGTTCTTGACTATAATAAAGGAGCTTCAGAACCTAATTATACCAAAATAGGAGAAGGCGATAATGGTTCAGATGAAAGAAATTGGGTAGGATACTGGTTTGGAGATCATGGAACACAGGTTAATATGACTGGTAACTTTGGTAACGGTACAACTAATGCTAGTGATGGTATAGCAGGTATGGGTGTGATGATTGGGTTCGATTAAGTAAAAGTTAAGTACTCATACAATTAGACAGAATCTACTGGTTAGAAAATGCAAAAGATAATCAATGTACTTTCTATTGCGTCTTTCGTTATATCTGCTTCCATTGCTGGTGCTGGTATTTACGTATATGCAAATAAGGATGCACTCATAGAAAGTGCTAAGGAGAAGATTATGAAGCAAGCAGGAGCAGGCGCAGCTAAAGCTGTATTAAAGAACTTACCGACTCCATCCTTACCTAGCACAACAGGGTTAGCTATACCTCCTCTCTAATGGAGGAAATTCCTGATATAACCATCGGGACTAATCTAAATATTATGAGTCCTCAAGTAGCTCGTATACCTGAGTTTTACTTTCCTTTAACCTACTCAACTCCTCAAGCGCCGCCAGTAAGTCTTTCTTTAGGTACTCCAATTATTGATTTACCTGGTTGTGTTGAGTATAACCGTGCAAATAAAGAATCAAAAAATTTAGTAGATGATGATCCAAAAGGGAACGTAGTTTTGTGTGACGGTTCAATGCCAAGTTTTAATCCTATTGACTTTGAACCTGAGCAAATAGTTCCTACAAAAAAAGCTAAAATACCTGTTATACCTAATACTGAGAATAAAACTGATAACGATACAGATACTGATGCATCCGTACCTTCTACTGGAGATATACCTACTAATACCTCAAATATTATTTGTCCTCCACGAGAAGCTCCTGTAGTAGGAACAAAAGTTGAAGGAGGTAAGAAAAAGATTAGTGGTTATGGGATTCAGAACAATAGATGTGTAACTCTTTACGAAGAAGTTCCTATTATTAACCAAGTTGTAGCTTCATTACCTAGTGCTGGTGCTGTAACGACTACTGCTTCTATTGCTGTTGTTGCGACTTCATCTGCCCTATTTGCCAAACCCCTAGCGGAGCTTCTTCTGAAGTCGATACAGCCAACGATAAAGACTTTGATGAAGAAGCTTCAGAAACTTCTTGGGAAGAATCCGAGGAAGTTGACTCAATCTGAGATTGCTGCGAATCAGTATCGAGAGAAGAAGGGTCTTCCTGCTTTGAAGGAACCAAAGAAGAAGAAATAGTATGTTTGTGCTGCTGAATGACATTTACATTTTGAACAATAATATCGGCACAAATTGAAGCATAAGGTGACTTGGGATGGAAAGTTACACCTAATTTTGTTTGTTCACCACAGTGTTTTAGCCTTGCCATTTCAAAATCTAAACGCTTATTAGCTAAAATTTGTTGTTGTAAGTCTGTTTGTGTTGTGGCTGCTTTAATACAATTTTTTTGTAAACGTCTATCAAGTGGTACAGATAAAGTAGCAGATAAACCTAAACTAATATTGCTATTTTGTTTTTGTCCTGTTCTTGTAGGCATATAATACAGAACATCTCCTGGATTTGCTAAATTACCATCAGCGTCAGTAGATGTGTCATACACTGGATCATCATAATATTCCTCGTAGGGCGTCTTAAAAGAATGCAGTCCAGTCAAGAAAGGCGTAAAATTAAGTGTAGGTCCTTGGCATGATACTCCTCCACCATAAGTATTCGTTATGTATGGACCTTGAAGAACTTGGATAGCTTGGTTAGTCACTGACCCAGAACTATTGGCTACAGGATTAGCAGTAGCTGATACTCCACCTACTGTCTCTGCTTTTGAGTTATAAAAAAGATTATTAGTACCTAATAAGAGTATTAATAGGTATTTTATTGACTGAAAGTTGAAACTGTGTCTGTCACGCTCGTCATTTCTGTCGTGCGATTTATTATAGTTTGATTGACCATCCCTGGTTGCGACAGGCTTGTAGTAAATTGCCATGATTGGTCAGGATTTTTTATAGAGAAGTTAGGAACATTGTTTGCATCTAACGAACTCCAAGTTGTTGTTACACCATCCATAGTATTACTTACCGAAGTTGATGGCGGTAATAGCGTAGCACCATCAGCTTTTATATTTGTTCCTGTAACTGTATATTCCCATCCTGTTTGATAATCTATCGAATTTATGATTTCAGTAACCTTTGTAGTTGTTTCCGTATGACTGGTCATAGACCCGGATTGGAAATTTGGGACGACAGGGACTGCATTTACAGCAGTTGGTAAAAATAAAAGCAGCCCAAGGAGCTTTTTCATTATTAATCAACTACAATTTCTGAGACAAATTGCCCAGTTGCAGTCGTACCAGCTCCTCCAGCTGTCAATGTCATTACTCCCTGTGAAGTTATAGTTCCTGCTAGATCACCTGCTACGCCAGCAGCGTGTGAAGTTATATTAGAAAAGTTACCAACAGATCCAACTGATGGTGCCGATGTAGGTACGGCGTCAGCTTGAGTATAGCTCTGTGTGAATGAAAACGTAGCTCCTGGAACATCTTGCGTAGCTGCAATGGTACCTGGTGCGTAAACTCCCGATGTTATGGTACCAACGGATACTGTATTACTCGTTGTTCCATCAGTAGTGTCTATTCCCGTACCGCTGATAGAAAATGAGCTGCCTATACGTTCTGTCTGAGTTATTCCTGCGTTGACTGTAAGTTGTGTTGAGGTGCTTAATTTATGCGTCAAATCTGCACGAGCTGCTGGGGCACTAAACAAAAATATTATTG